GGTCATTTTGATTGGCAATTCTGCTTCATCAATAATCACATCACGTACAAGGTTAGTTACCGGCACTTCCGCTGTTGGAATTAATGCGTAAGGTTGCTCACCTTCTAAAGCTAAAGTATGGAATAAATCTTCACCGAATTTTGGTAATTGGCCTGTCCCATAAAGGGTCGCATGGTTAACTAAATAAGGCACATAGGTTTCTAAATAACCATGTTGTTCGGTATGAAGATCTAACATGAATTGCGCTAACGCACGGTGCATTTTAGCAATTTGACCTTTCATGACCGCAAAGCGCGCACCTGCTAATTTAGCCCCTGCTGCAAAATCTAAGCCATTGGCATCTTCACCTAATGACACGTGATCTTTGATCTCAAAATCAAAGGTACGCGGCGTACCCCAACGTAAAATTTCTTTATTTTCAGTAATAACTTGTTTTCTCGTGAACCATTTCGCTAAATAAGCTAATAAGTTTTCTGGTGTATCTTGCAATAAGAATCTTGATACTGGTAAAATTCCACCGAAATTTTTTACTGCATAAGAAATTTTTTCAAAAGTTGAACCTTTGATTTCTTCAATTTCTGCTAATTCAGTAATATTAGTTAATGCAGTAAGCTGACTTGTTTTTTCATATACTTCACTACCTGATGGGACAACTACGTTACGAACATCTACATAATCTCTTAGAGATGTAAATGAGCGTCTATATTCATTAATTTTTGTTTGAACATCTGCAGGAACTAAATAACCACCATTCTCATCTGTTGATTCTTTTAATGGCCCAGCTTCATCTACAACACCAGTTTTAATATATCTTTGTAATGCTTGAATACCAGTTTCTACTTTGTTTTCAACTGTCATATCAACTGCTTTATCATCATGTTTTAAACTATTTAAATTTTGAATTAGATCAATTTCAGTTGTTAAATTTTTAATCTCTGCAACTAAAGAATTAGCTAATTCTTTATCACCATTATTAATTGCTGTTTCTGCAGCTTCTACTTTTTCTGCTTTTAATTGTAATAACTCTCTTAATTTTTTATTATTCATTATTGAACCTCCAAAAATTCTAAATATTGCTTTGCTCGTTCCGTTTGAAATTCATAATTATCTTTAATTAATTCTTTAGGAACATTTTTAAATTTATGTGCTTGTTCTTTAGTTAAACAAGCTGCCATTTTTACTGGCTCTGCTATTTCATCACATAATCCTAGCTCTAAACATTCATCAGCATTTAACCAACTTTCTTTATCCATTAAATCTCTGATTTCTTCTTCTGTAGTCTTATCTTTAGCTTTAGCTAAATAAGTACTAACTATACTGTCATTAATGTGATCTAAATCATCTGCCATTTTTCTTAAGTCATTTGCATTTCCATACATTCCAGTCCATGCATTATGAATCATCATCATGGCATTTTTTGGCATAACTACCTTGTCAGCTCCCATTGCAATTACAGTTGCAATTGAAGCTGCTAAACCATCAACATATGCTGTAACATATGCTTTATTGTGTCTGATTAAGCTATGAATGGCTTGCCCATCAAATACATCTCCACCATTTGAATTAATATGTAAGTCAATGTATTTAACATCACCTAAAGCATTTAATTCTTCGGCAAATTGTTGTGCTGTAGATTTTTCTAGCCACCAGTCATAACCGATATCTGAATAGATATAAATTTCCGCCTTATCTTCATTTAAGGCTTTCATCTTCCAATTGTTCATTACCTCTTGCTCCTGCTTTCCACATTTGATATTCTTTGATAGTATCGATAGGAGCATAGTTTAATGACATAAATCTCATATCACCATACTCATTATCAATTGTTGACATATCCTCTGAACGTAATATATCGTTGATTGTATAAACTCCAACATGTTGCATTTTTTCATAAAATTCTGCTCGTGATTTTTGGTCTGCTCTTAATTCAGCTTCCATATTGAACTTGAAATAATAGCCTCTTTTTCTATCTAAATCTGTTAGAATTTTAGTATTTAATTCAGCCTCTATATTTGTTACATATGGCAACATAACATTTTTTACATAGTCCATTGATTGTGATAAAGCGTTAGAATGGGTTAATCCACTGTAATCACCATATTTATATGGTGGCACTTTAAAAATACTAGCAATTTCTGCTTTGTTGTATTTCATAGTTTGGATAAACTGTGCATCAGATTGTGGAATTCCAACACTTTGATAATCAATATCTGGATTCAGAATAGCTACATTATTATTCTCAAGATGCTTTTTCCATGATTCAGCAACTGTTTCTTTATTTTCGGCTGTCAATGGTGTTCTTGTAGATTTCAATATAGCTAATGGGATACCCTCTCTTTTAAAGAGGTTAGATGCCATTTCTCGTCCTTTTTGGTTTCCTTGAATACTTTCTCTCAATACTTGAACAGGAGAACGTCCTATCAAGCCATTAATAGATAAATTTTTAAAATGTAGTAATTCATCACTATTCAAAATTACTTGTTTGCCTTTATACGTTGTTCTATAGGTTACTGTGTTAGTTTCAGCATGATATAATACGCTTGTAACTCTAGGATCTAACGGAACAATCTCCTTTACTTGACCATTTCTTCCAATCTCTAAATAATGATAGCTATTTCCCCACAGATTTAACTGTGTCATTACTAAATGTTTCCATTCAAAGCTAGTCATGTTTTTGTTTGGTTGGTCTTTTAACAAGCTATACACACTATGATTTTTTGCTTTCTCCACAGTTCCTTTATTGTCATAAAGTAAATTCAATGGATACTTCGCTAAATCATCAGCTAAAACCTTTACTGAACTATAAACTTCTGAAGTACTAATAGCACTTTCTTCTGTCACATTGTTTCCACGATTATTAAATAGATTGAGAAACCAATCAGCAGGATTTCTTAAATCACTTTCAACTTCGCTACCTGTTGGTGTCTTATTTCTAAATATCATCCTCATTTCTCACCTCCTTCCTAAGTGTCTAAATTAGTATCTAAAACATAAGTGCATAGCATTAGAACCACTCCCAACACTACAAATCCTAATGTTTTGCATAATAAAAAGCCTGCGTACACAAATGATACGAGGCTCAAAAGGAATAGAATTCCTATTAATATTCTTATTAACTTTTTCATTAGAAACTAAACGCTCCTTTACTTATTTCTTCATTTAGATCATATCCGATATTATCGCTGTACATAGCACGAGTAAAAGCAAAAATACCAGCAGCAGCCATATCTATCCTATCAGTAGATTTTTTCTTATCTAACATGATGTTATCCTGTGCATCAGCTTTTGTAACTGCGTTTCCTAGACACCAAGTTAAGGCTTTGTTTCCATCATGATGTATTTTTTGCTCATAGACACATTCTCTAAAGTGTTTTGTAGGTTCATTAAGAGTTAAAACACCTTGTCTAACTTCAATCATTAAGTATCCTAGTTTCTCCATTGATTGTGCCCATTGAGTTGCATTATAGGGGTCATAACATACTTCTTGAATACTATACTTACTTCTTAAGCTTTCTATATAGTCAATAACGAAATCATAATCAATAACTTCTCCTGGAGTGGTTGTTATCCAACCTTCATCTACCCATAAACTATAGTTTACTCTGTCAGTATTCATTCTTTGTTGTAGCATTTCCTCTGGCATGAATCCTTTACTTCTAACTGCATACTTACCTTCACCTAGTACAAATATTGAAGTTACTGCAGTTAAGTCTAATCTCTTTGATAAGTCGACACCAACAAAACAAGGTTTACCCTCTAATTCATCATCAGGCACTTCACAAAGCTTCCATTTCTCCATATCCATATATTTATTTTCTGGAGCATTTACCCAAATATTCATATTCTTAGTAAGAAACTTAGTCATAGTATCAGGCTTATCAATTGCTTCTTTCAACCTATCTCTTAAGAATTTCATACCCTCATCATAACTTGCAAGAATAGGATTAGCTTTAATCCAATTTCTTTCATCTTTGATATCATCACCTTTATCTAACTCACAAACCATAGCATAGTAAGTATCGTTTTCTACAGGACTATTAGGATCTAATAATTTAGAAACATATTCATACTCTGTAGCGTAACATGGGCTGTTTAAATTGAATCCAGCAGTTGTGATAATAACGATTAATGGCTGGCTTCTTGCACCTTGTCCAGATTGAATAACTTCTAAAATCTCATCTGTAGGATGTGCGTGATACTCATCCATTGCCCCTACTTGAGGGTTAAATCCATCTGCAGTCTTTCCAGAATCTCTGGATAAAGCCATAATATAGCTATTACTTCGCTCATGTTCTATCAAGCTTCTAGTAATCTTAAATTTATTTCTAACTTCACTACCTTGTAATTGTGCTTTTATTTCTTTAAAAACAATATTCGCTTGATCTCTTTTAGTAGCTCCAATATAAGCTTCACTTGAAGATTCACCAAAGGCAGATATCTCATAAGATAAACAACAAGAAACATCTTGAGACTTAGCATTCTTCCTTGCTACCTGATAATAAAATTTTCTAAATCTTCTTAAGCCAGTTTCTATATGAATCCATCCATAAATATTTGACCAGTTAAAAATTTGAATAGGTGCAGGATCTATATTCTTACCTGCCAATTTACCTTTAGTATGTTTAAATAACGACATCCATTCTAGAAATCTCATAGCTTTATCTTCATCAAAAATAAAAGGAAACTCTTTAGTTCCCTCTCTTTCTAGAAAGAGAGGGAACTAAAGAGTTTCCTTTTATTTTTGATGAAGATAAAGCTATGAGATTTCTAGAATGGATGTCGTTATTTAAACATACTAAAGGTAAATTGGCAGGTAAGAATATAGATCCTGCACCTATTCAAATTTTTAACTGGTCAAATATTTATGGATGGATTCATATAGAAACTGGCTTAAGAAGATTTAGAAAATTTTATTATCAGGTAGCAAGGAAGAATGCTAAGTCTCAAGATGTTTCTTGTTGTTTATCTTATGAGATATCTGCCTTTGGTGAATCTTCAAGTGAAGCTTATATTGGAGCTACTAAAAGAGATCAAGCGAATATTGTTTTTAAAGAAATAAAAGCACAATTACAAGGTAGTGAAGTTAGAAATAAATTTAAGATTACTAGAAGCTTGATAGAACATGAGCGAAGTAATAGCTATATTATGGCTTTATCCAGAGATTCTGGAAAGACTGCAGATGGATTTAACCCTCAAGTAGGGGCAATGGATGAGTATCACGCACATCCTACAGATGAGATTTTAGAAGTTATTCAATCTGGACAAGGTGCAAGAAGCCAGCCATTAATCGTTATTATCACAACTGCTGGATTCAATTTAAACAGCCCATGTTACGCTACAGAGTATGAATATGTTTCTAAATTATTAGATCCTAATAGTCCTGTAGAAAACGATACTTACTATGCTATGGTTTGTGAGTTAGATAAAGGTGATGATATCAAAGATGAAAGAAATTGGATTAAAGCTAATCCTATTCTTGCAAGTTATGATGAGGGTATGAAATTCTTAAGAGATAGGTTGAAAGAAGCAATTGATAAGCCTGATACTATGACTAAGTTTCTTACTAAGAATATGAATATTTGGGTAAATGCTCCAGAAAATAAATATATGGATATGGAGAAATGGAAGCTTTGTGAAGTGCCTGATGATGAATTAGAGGGTAAACCTTGTTTTGTTGGTGTCGACTTATCAAAGAGATTAGACTTAACTGCAGTAACTTCAATATTTGTACTAGGTGAAGGTAAGTATGCAGTTAGAAGTAAAGGATTCATGCCAGAGGAAATGCTACAACAAAGAATGAATACTGACAGAGTAAACTATAGTTTATGGGTAGATGAAGGTTGGATAACAACCACTCCAGGAGAAGTTATTGATTATGATTTCGTTATTGACTATATAGAAAGCTTAAGAAGTAAGTATAGTATTCAAGAAGTATGTTATGACCCCTATAATGCAACTCAATGGGCACAATCAATGGAGAAACTAGGATACTTAATGATTGAAGTTAGACAAGGTGTTTTAACTCTTAATGAACCTACAAAACACTTTAGAGAATGTGTCTATGAGCAAAAAATACATCATGATGGAAACAAAGCCTTAACTTGGTGTCTAGGAAACGCAGTTACAAAAGCTGATGCACAGGATAACATCATGTTAGATAAGAAAAAATCTACTGATAGGATAGATATGGCTGCTGCTGGTATTTTTGCTTTTACTCGTGCTATGTACAGCGATAATATCGGATATGATCTAAATGAAGAAATAAGTAAAGGAGCGTTTAGTTTCTAATGAAAAAGTTAATAAGAATATTAATAGGAATTCTATTCCTTTTGAGCCTCGTATCATTTGTGTACGCAGGCTTTTTATTATGCAAAACATTAGGATTTGTAGTGTTGGGAGTGGTTCTAATGCTATGCACTTATGTTTTAGATACTAATTTAGACACTTAGGAAGGAGGTGAGAAATGAGGATGATATTTAGAAATAAGACACCAACAGGTAGCGAAGTTGAAAGTGATTTAAGAAATCCTGCTGATTGGTTTCTCAATCTATTTAATAATCGTGGAAACAATGTGACAGAAGAAAGTGCTATTAGTACTTCAGAAGTTTATAGTTCAGTAAAGGTTTTAGCTGATGATTTAGCGAAGTATCCATTGAATTTACTTTATGACAATAAAGGAACTGTGGAGAAAGCAAAAAATCATAGTGTGTATAGCTTGTTAAAAGACCAACCAAACAAAAACATGACTAGCTTTGAATGGAAACATTTAGTAATGACACAGTTAAATCTGTGGGGAAATAGCTATCATTATTTAGAGATTGGAAGAAATGGTCAAGTAAAGGAGATTGTTCCGTTAGATCCTAGAGTTACAAGCGTATTATATCATGCTGAAACTAACACAGTAACCTATAGAACAACGTATAAAGGCAAACAAGTAATTTTGAATAGTGATGAATTACTACATTTTAAAAATTTATCTATTAATGGCTTGATAGGACGTTCTCCTGTTCAAGTATTGAGAGAAAGTATTCAAGGAAACCAAAAAGGACGAGAAATGGCATCTAACCTCTTTAAAAGAGAGGGTATCCCATTAGCTATATTGAAATCTACAAGAACACCATTGACAGCCGAAAATAAAGAAACAGTTGCTGAATCATGGAAAAAGCATCTTGAGAATAATAATGTAGCTATTCTGAATCCAGATATTGATTATCAAAGTGTTGGAATTCCACAATCTGATGCACAGTTTATCCAAACTATGAAATACAACAAAGCAGAAATTGCTAGTATTTTTAAAGTGCCACCATATAAATATGGTGATTACAGTGGATTAACCCATTCTAACGCTTTATCACAATCAATGGACTATGTAAAAAATGTTATGTTGCCATATGTAACAAATATAGAGGCTGAATTAAATACTAAAATTCTAACAGATTTAGATAGAAAAAGAGGCTATTATTTCAAGTTCAATATGGAAGCTGAATTAAGAGCAGACCAAAAATCACGAGCAGAATTTTATGAAAAAATGCAACATGTTGGAGTTTATACAATCAACGATATATTACGTTCAGAGGATATGTCAACAATTGATAATGAGTATGGTGATATGAGATTTATGTCATTAAACTATGCTCCTATCGATACTATCAAAGAATATCAAATGTGGAAAGCAGGAGCAAGAGGTAATGAACAATTGGAAGATGAAAGCCTTAAATGAAGATAAGGCGGAAATTTATATCTATTCAGATATCGGTTATGACTGGTGGCTAGAAAAATCTACAGCACAACAATTTGCCGAAGAATTAAATGCTTTAGGTGATGTTAAATACATTGACTTACATATTAATTCAAATGGTGGAGATGTATTTGATGGGCAAGCCATTCATAGCTTAATCAGACACAATAAAGCATATGTTACAGCATATGTTGATGGTTTAGCAGCTTCAATTGCAACTGTAATTGCAATGGGAGCTGACAAGGTAGTTATGCCAAAAAATGCCATGATGATGATTCATAATGCATGGACTGGAATGTATGGAAATGCAAATGACTTAAGAAAAATGGCAGATGATTTAGATCACATTAATGACAGTATAGTTAGTACTTATTTAGCTAAAGCTAAAGATAAGACTACAGAAGAAGAAATCAGAGATTTAATGGATAAAGAAAGTTGGTTAAATGCTGATGAATGTTTAGAGCTAGGATTATGTGATGAAATAGCAGAGCCAGTAAAAATGGCAGCTTGTTTAACTAAAGAACAAGCACATAAATTTAAAAATGTTCCTAAAGAATTAATTAAAGATAATTATGAATTTCAAACGGAACGAGCAAAGCAATATTTAGAATTTTTGGAGGTTCAATAATGAATAATAAAAAATTAAGAGAGTTATTACAATTAAAAGCAGAAAAAGTAGAAGCTGCAGAAACAGCAATTAATAATGGTGATAAAGAATTAGCTAATTCTTTAGTTGCAGAGATTAAAAATTTAACAACTGAAATTGATCTAATTCAAAATTTAAATAGTTTAAAACATGATGATAAAGCAGTTGATATGACAGTTGAAAACAAAGTAGAAACTGGTATTCAAGCATTACAAAGATATATTAAAACTGGTGTTGTAGATGAAGCTGGGCCATTAAAAGAATCAACAGATGAGAATGGTGGTTATTTAGTTCCTGCAGATGTTCAAACAAAAATTAATGAATATAGACGCTCATTTACATCTCTAAGAGATTATGTAGATGTTCGTAACGTAGTTGTCCCATCAGGTAGTGAAGTATATGAAAAAACAAGTCAGCTTACTGCATTAACTAATATTACTGAATTAGCAGAAATTGAAGAAATCAAAGGTTCAACTTTTGAAAAAATTTCTTATGCAGTAAAAAATTTCGGTGGAATTTTACCAGTATCAAGATTCTTATTGCAAGATACACCAGAAAACTTATTAGCTTATTTAGCGAAATGGTTCACGAGAAAACAAGTTATTACTGAAAATAAAGAAATTTTACGTTGGGGTACGCCGCGTACCTTTGATTTTGAGATCAAAGATCACGTGTCATTAGGTGAAGATGCCAATGGCTTAGATTTTGCAGCAGGGGCTAAATTAGCAGGTGCGCGCTTTGCGGTCATGAAAGGTCAAATTGCTAAAATGCACCGTGCGTTAGCGCAATTCATGTTAGATCTTCATACCGAACAACATGGTTATTTAGAAACCTATGTGCCTTATTTAGTTAACCATGCGACCCTTTATGGGACAGGCCAATTACCAAAATTCGGTGAAGATTTATTCCATACTTTAGCTTTAGAAGGTGAGCAACCTTACGCATTAATTCCAACAGCGGAAGTGCCGGTAACTAACCTTGTACGTGATGTGATTATTGATGAAGCAGAATTGCCAATCAAAATGACC